CCTGTACTGATGGAGGGAGGACAAAATGGCATATTTATCATCCACCTCCGCCAAAATCACGCCGGAGAATTACTCCGCCAGGGTCAAGTCCATCACGGTGCGGGTGTGCATCACGAACTGCACCGGGACGCTTTATATCACGGACATCCTCCTGCAGGCGGGGTCCGTGGTGACGGGATGGGTAGGCCATCCCTGCGAGATGAAGTGGACGCTGGATGGCTGAGATTGCTTTTATCCGGCTGGCGGAGGTTATCAACCGGAAACAGGATATGCGTGTCGTGAGCGTTACCGTGAAGCCTACCATTGCGGACTGCTCCGGCACGATCTATTTTACGGACCTGATGCTCCAGGAAGGCCCGGCGCTGACGGGATACACGCCACATACCGAACCATTCCTTAAAAAGCTGCGTGTGGACGGCGAGGTCAAGGCCCCTGTCTGGTTCAATGGCGTGGTGCGGGGCGAGGAAACGGTCATCCTCTTTAATCTTGGGGAGACTTCCGCTGGGCTGGATGTGCATTTGTACCCCAAGTCCGACCTGGAAGCGGGGGCAGTTTCCCTCTGCCAGGGCGTGGGCGGCCAGAAGGTATCCTTCCCCAACGCCGTCCCCGCCGAAGCGGACCTTGCTCTGCTTGCCAGCACACGGCAGTGTACGAAGAACGGCAGCCCGGAGAAAAAGGAGGGCTTTTACCAGTACAGCGCCGCCTGGGATTCCAAGCATAAGGTGACGCTCCCGGAAGGGAAAACAGCGAGGGTGCTGTTTGAGATGCAGGAAATGCAGGATGGAGGTGAGCCGATCTGATGGATACGCTGAAAGGCAAACAGATCATGGTATGGACGTTCATGGGCAATGCCCGGATGTACGAAGCCCTCCGGGACTACGGCGACCGCATCAGCCAGATTGGGCTGTTCTCCTTTAAGGTGCGGGCCACCGGGGAGATTTACGAGAGCGGCGTGGCGATCTCGGATATGCTCACCTACATCAACAAATGGCCCCATATCAAGTGGCTGCTGACGGTGGCAAACGACGGGGCGAACAGCATCTTCCGCGCCCTGCGGGACAACACAAACGGGGCGCAGGAGATGTTCCTCTCGGAGATCATCCGCATCATGGAAAAGTACCCCTGGTGTGACGGCATCGACATTGACCTGGAACGAGGGGACGGCTACTCCACCCATGCCGCGTCAACCGCCATGTTCCAGAACATCTACAATACGGTAAAGAATTACGATGCCACGAAGCACATGAACATCTGCCTGCCGGGGATGACTTCCGTTAATGGCTCGGTGGGCGGCGAGAACTGGTGTGTCTACGGGGACCTCGATGCCTACTGTGACACGGCGTCTATTATGAGCTACGGCATGGCCTGGGCAGGCTCCGCGCCTGGGCCGGTTTCTCCGAGAAGCTGGCTGGAGGGCATCTACGATTACGCCACCCAGGTCATGGACCCGGAGAAGATTTTCCTGGGGATGCCGGCCTACGGCTGGAACTGGCAGATTTACGATACCCCGGAGAACCTGGGCGAGACCTACCGGGGCGTTTCCAACACCTACTACGCCGCAAGGTACTGGATGACGGGAGCGTACAACTTCACAGGTGACGCGCCGCCCCAGCCCTTTCTCCCTATCGTGGCCTATTGGGATGATTATGACAAGGTGCCTTACGCCTTTCCCCATGTCTACGATTACATGGAAGGAGCGGACGCAGTTTCCCGCGAGTACCCTCAGCTTGCGGACACATACAACCGCAGGCGCTACCTGACTGCCTACGGCAAGGAGCAGAAAACCGAGTTCGGAACTATTTTCATCGACCGGGACGCTGACGGCTACTCCAGCGCGTCTGGCATTGTCTCCATTGAAAACGGCATCGCAACCCTGGGCGATAACGGCTCGGTGACCTACAGTTTTACGGTGAACGCAGCGGGAACTTACGATGTGGCGGTGCGGCTCTGCTATCCCTTCTGGGATAAGAACGGCATCTATGCGGCGCTGGACGGCAGCACAAAGCACTTCACGGAAAGCCGCCTGTGGTGGCCGTACTGGCGGAGTACCTTCTGGGCGTCCCTCGCAAGCGGCGTAACGCTTTCGGCCGGGACACACACCATTACCATTTCAGTGGATGCCAAAGGCGTCCAGTTTTACGGCTTCCGCGTCTGCTCGGCTTTTTCCGAGGAACCTACCGCCGGGGAGGGCACCTTTGCCCTTGCGCCCAGGAGCTTTAAGGATGTGAACGGCAGCATGGCCGTACCCGATAAAGGCTTCAAGCTGACGCTGGAGATGCTCCGCAGGAAGCCGGACTCGGCACTTGTATGGTATGAGGACTTCCAGGATTACGGCGTGCTGGAGACGGACTACTGGATGGTGCGCTCCGGCTCCTTTGAGGTGTGGCGGTCGGATGAATATTCGATGGAGCGTGTCTACTCCCAGCTTGAAGGGCATGGGGAGCTTGCGTGGCAGTATGACGGCTTTTCGGAGCTGCATCTGCGGGCCAGGCTGGCTTTCCCGGCAAACGGCAGCGGTCGGGCCGGTGTGTTCTGCGGCAACCTGTTCTGCTGTTTAAACTACGATACTCAGGCGGTGGAGCTGTATCACGATTCCACGCTCCTTGGCAGCTACAGCCAGGAGATCGCAAGGACATCGTCGGCGGATCTGCGGGGCAACCCCTCTATGTACACGGTGGAGATGCGCATCCGCGGGAACCGGGTGCGGGTGTATTCCGGTTCTTCCTACACCCTGCGCTTTACGGCAACAGCCAGCGGTTTTTCCGGCGGATACGCCGGGTACCGCTCGGACAGCAACACGGTCTGTGAACTGCTCCGGCTGGGAGACGCCTGGACCTACGAGCCGTATGAGCGGTTTGATGTGGAGATGCCGGACGGCAGCTTTAGAAGCTACGGCAGGATCAGCCGTTCCAACTGCACCTGGGATGAGGAGTTCCAGGTGTTCACGCTGACCTCCGATGTGGAGGAAACCTCCACCCGGAGCGAGGACATCTCCCTGGATTATGACTTCTTCCATTCCGACCTGCTGGAGATTTCCTGCGGCGGGAACTATACAGCAAAGGTCATCCCGAAG